CTTGCCAACCGAGAACGCACTGCCGAATTTCTCGGTGAAGCTGAGCCAGAATTTGACGCCGCCCTTCTTGAAAACGATCGGCCAGAAGATCATCGACAGGTCGGCGAAGCCGTAGGGGTTCTGATAGGTCGCGTCCTGGCGCGGCAGCAGGAACTTGCGCGGCGGAATTTCCTCGCCGTGGAAGGGGTTGTCGCGGGTCTTGAAGCGCAGGTTGTTGTCACCGTCGAAGTGAAACCACTCCGGCGGCTTGCCAACCACCTCACCCGGCACGATCAGTCTGCCGGCCTTCTGCCACAGGATTTCCATCGGCTGGTAGCCGTAGAGCACGGCATCCATCGCCTCGCCGATCAGGCGCTCGAGATCGAGGTCGGCGAACATGGCTTCGATCTCGCGATTGACGCGGCTCTTGGCGCGGTCGCGGTCCAGCCCCCATTCCAGCGCCTTGACGGCCGACTTGCGCCGCCGGATGCAGCCGCCGACGTGGGCGTCGGTGCGCAGCTCACGGTACAGCTCGATGCGCCCGCCGCGGGCACGCAGGATCGGGTCCGGGTTCGGCAGGTAGAAGCCGAGCGCCGTGAAATCGATGGAACGCCCGCGGGCGGCGATGTGGTCGGAGAGTTTCGGCATGTCAGTAGCCTTGGAGATTGACGCGGGACGGACGCGGGCGGCTGGCGATGCCCGGCGTGCCGAAGCCGCTGGTGGCCAGCGCCCACAGCATGTGCAGGGCGTCCGGCCCGTCGTCGTGGTCGGCCTTGGGGAAGTGGCGCAGCTGGTCGATCAGCGTCGTTTGACTTGGATGCAGACGAATCAGGCCGTTGGCCATGTGCGGCTGCAGGCTTTCGATGCGCAGCAGCTTGTCGGCGATCGGCGTCACGGCCCGCGCGGGAAAAGGAATGCCTGCGGCTGCGGAACGCTTGATCAGCTCGCTGTAGAGGAAGGCCTGAAACTGCACGGTTTCGACCGACCACAGCAGGCAGCGATACTGGCGCTGGAAGGCGATCGCGTCTTCGATGATGCGATCGGGCAAGCGCTTCTTGATCGCCGCCTCGACCACATCCAGGATGCAGGTTTCGCGGTTGAGCCCGCCGACCAGGAGCGCCGACGGATCACGGCTGGCGCCCTGCTTGCCCAGCGAAGGATCGATGGCGCCAAAGAACAGCCAGTTCGACAGACGATTTACCCAGAAGCTGATGACCTTGGCGAACGGCGCGTTATCGCCGGCCACCGGATCGTTCTGATATTCGCTGTCGAACGTGTCGTGCCCGTCTCGAGCGCGGATCTTCATCAGCGTCAGCAGCGGGCGGGCCGCCCAGGAGCAGACGCTGCCGGCGTCCATCTCGGCGCGGTGCGCAGTGTAGAAAGCGTCGGCAACCGCCTCGCCGTCATTGCGCAGCAGTTCTTCCCAGCGCTCCCAAAATGCCATGTGGTCCGGCCATTTGAGCAGCGCCTTGAATTTGGCCGAGCGCCACAGCTTGTTGGCCAGCGTTCGGTTCAAGACCGAGTCGTAGTGCAGAATGGTGCCGATATAGACCACGTCGTACTTGGCCCCGGCGCCGCCCAGGGGCAGCACGGTCTTCGATAGCCAGCTCTGCAGCTTGTCGCGCTGATCCGGGTTGCGCACCTGCTCATCGTTCTCAATGTCGTCGAGCACGCACAAGTCTGGCCGATAGGGGCCATGGCGCAGGCCACGCAGCTTCTTGCCCGAACCGGCGACCTGCACCTTGGCGTCGTTTCGGGTGACGATGGTGCCGGCCTGCCAGACGCGCCCCTGGCCACAAGCCTCGGGGAAATCCATCTGCAGGCGCGGATTGAATTCCAGCTCCGCCTTGATGGCCTCCAGCATCGGGTAGGCCTGATCGATGCTGTCCATGACGATGACCGGGTAACGCTTGCGGCCGGTGACCAGGCACCACAGCACGAACAGCTGCGAGACCAGCGTCGACTTGGCCTCACCACGCGGCGCCGCGATCGCATCGGTTTCGCTCTTTTCGCTACTGACGATCTCCGGCAGGCGGGCGAACAGGTACTTGTGCAGCTCGGATTTGTGCGGGCTGCGAATGTAATGCGGGAAGTAGGTGTTGACGAAGAAATCGAAATCGTCGTGCGCGCGGGCGATGCGCCTGGCGCGCTCGACCGGGTCGGGCGAAAAGCCGGAAACCTCCGCCTCGATGCGCTGGCGAAGTTGCGCGGCATAGGCGGCCAGGTCGTTACTGGCTTCCTTGGCGGAGAGTTTTTTAACGCTGGCCATTGGCCCAGGCCTCGACGGTGGCCAGCACCTGGTCGGCCGTCTTCGGGTGCAGCTTGATCGCCAGATCGGCGAATGCCTTGATCGCGCCATTTTCGATGGCGAGCTGGTCAGCCTCGGGCATCATGCCCTTGCCGGCGGCTTTGAGCTTGGCAACGGTGTCGCCCAGCGTGGCCATGGCCTGCAGGGCACCAGCCACGTCTTCGCTGTCAGCGATCTTCTCCAGTAGCGCCTCACAGCGCATCAGCCCGGCAGCGATGATGCGCCCCATGGCCTGCTCGATGCCGCCACCGGCGACGATCAGCGATGCAGCGCGGAACTTGTCCCAGTCGTCGCCTTCTTCCCGTGCGGCACGGAACCAGTTGCGGGCCGTGGCATACGGCACGCCGGCCTTGTCGGCTGCAGCTTCCAGCGGCAGGCCACCGATGTAGGCGGTGCGCAGTTCCATGCGTTTTTCAGGAGGATGGGCCATTAGCGGTACTCAACATTGATCGGGTCTGGGAGGCGCACGTCGACCTGCGACATGCGCAGTTTGGTGATGGCCGTGGCCACCTCCAGCAGGCCGAAGTACAGCGCCACCGCGACGAAAAACAAGCCGAGAAAGACGAACGGACCGAGCATCACGCCTCTCCCGGAAACTTCGCCCGCAGCGCGGCGACATCGCGGCCGCGTTCGCTGCACTGGGCGGCTTCGCCGTTCCAGCGGATCAGGCCCAATTCGGCCAGCCAGTCGAGGTCGGCGCGGATCAGGTCGAGGCTGGAGACAATGCCATGCACGCTCTCCAGCTCTTCGCGCAGCTTGAGCGGCGTGGCCAGCGTCCAGAAATACAGCGTCGCCAGCAGCGCCTTGCGCCGGGCGGGTTCGCGTTCGCGGTTCATTCCATGCCTTTCTTGGTGATCTGGGCCATGATCAAGCGCAGCAGATCGCTCTGGCTGCGCGTTTCGCCGATCAGCTGGTTCAGCTTTTCGTCGGTGCGGTTCTGGGCGTGATAGACGTTGGCCAGGTCGTGGTGCGTCGGCGCGCCCTTGGAGGTAGCGATCAGGCCGGACAGGTTTTTCTCGATTTCGTCCATACGCTCCGCCTGGTCTGAAATACGCTGGTTGGTCTTGTCGTTTCGACGCTCGATGTAGAGCCAGGCTGCATTGGCAATTTGCCCGAGCAAGGCCAGCGCCAGCAGGATGTCGCGAAATTCAATGCCCATCATTCCGCCATCCCCCAATCCACAAAGCCCTGCCGCTCGATATCGCGCTGGCAGTCGATACAGGTCTGCACGCCGGGCACCGCCTGGCGCCGTAGCTCGGGGATCGGCTCGTCGCACATCTGGCAGAATTCGGCGCTGTCGGCGGCGGTCTTTCCGTCAAGCCCCGCCCGGCGCGCCTGCGCCTGCAGGGCGTCCTCGCGCTGCATTTCCTCTATCTCGGTGGCGCGGTCGAATTGGTCAGTCACTCGGGGCACCGTTTTTCGCCCACCAATCCTCGATGCGCTGACGCGCTACGTCGAAATGGCCGGAGTCGATCTCCACGCCGATGAACCTGCGGCCTGTTTGCAGGCAGGCGATGCCGGTCGATCCGCTGCCCATATAAGGGTCGAGGACGGTCTTGCCGACCATGATCCGCGCGTGCTCGATGCACCAGGCCATAAGCTCCACCGGCTTCTGCGAGACATGCATGCGTTTTTGCTTGGCGCTGCTGCCTTCCCCAGCCCTGATGGCGCCCATCCAAAATTGACGGTAGATGCAGCGCGCGTTGCGCCGGTTCGTCCAGGCGAACTCGGCATCCGAAAAGAGGTTGGCGCCCCCCCCCCCGACACTCTTGTCCCAGGCGATGAAGCAGCCGCCTTCCGGCAGGCGGGTTTTGAAATGGTCAGCGCCGAACAGCACGATGGGCTTGTCGCCGGCATGCCCGACCCAGGGCGACGGGTCAAAGGGCGCGTCGTCGCCAATGATCTTGCGTGTATCGCGGGGCACTTTCTCGCCGGACTTCAGGCGCAAGCCATTTCCGCCCCCGCTATGCTGAAACCCGATCCCATACGGCGGATCGCTGACAATGGCGTCGTATTTCAGCAGCCCGGCCGCCAGCAACGCCAGGCTGTCGCCGCGATACAGCACGGCGCGCCCGCCGGCCAGGGTGATCTTTTCAAAACTCACTGTTCAGCATCCTTGTAAAAATCCGCTATCGCGTCGAGTCGACCGCGACAGGTGTCGTAGCTGCGAATGGCGAAGGCGGCCCACTGGGCGACGTCGGTATCGGTGGCAGCGGCGGCATCTTCGCGTGCAGGCTCGCCGGATGGCACTGCTGCAGCGGCGGCCTTGAGGCCACCGGATTCGTTGAGCAGGCGCACAGCAGCGCCAGACAGACAAGGCTTGCCAGTAGTGACTTTACGCAGCGCATTGCGGGTTTCCTCCAGGGCGGTGTCGCGGGTGGCTTCGGCAGCGGCAGCGCGCGCCGCCAGTTCGTTGCCACGCTTGGTCGCGGCGGTGATTTCTTCGGCGGCAACCTCGGCATCGCGCGCACGCTGCTCGGCGTGGGCGCGCTCGATGCGGTCAATCTCCGCATCCTTGCGCCAGCCTTCCACCGCCCAGCCGGCGGCGAAGATGAGCACGGCGAAGACGGCGACGATGACGGTTTTGATCGTGTCCGGGTTCATTTGGCCGTCCATTTCGCAGGGTATTCGCCGGTCAGGCAGAGGTGCGTCACTTCCTGCCGGCGCGTCCAGACACCGCCGCAGAAATGCTGCCACTCAGGCGCGCGGCAATCGCGGCCCTGCACCTTGTAGAAATCGAGGATGGTGATGCAGGCGGCCTCATAGCGCCCGGCCTGCAGCTTGGGGATGATCGACGACCTGCAGACGTTGCCCGGCCCGACGTTATAGACCAGGTCGGCATAGGCGTCGTATTCGTACTGGTGCAGCGGCACGTTTTCGCCCAGGCAGGCCTTGAAGGCGCGTTCCTTGAGGCGCAGATCGCGCACGGCGCGGCGCGCGGCGCGCACCGGGTCGGTCTTGTCGCCCAGCTTGAGCGGCTCGCCCGCGTCGCCGGTGGTGCTGCCGAAGCCGTTGGTC